CTTGGGGCGCTTAGCCTCCGGTGCTTGCATAACGATCACTGGCGCTGGCTTGGAAAAGGTACGGCTAACAACGTAATGCGTGCCGAAAGCAAGGCCGAAAACGCACAAGAAGTAAGCCACATCACCCATGATATGCCGCGCAGCCGTCAACCAAATGTTCACCTTGTCCCTAATATTAGCGAACCCAGTGTAGGCCCTAACCAGACCCATAGCCACGGGAGTGACCTCATATGCGCTATAAAGGCAGGAGAAAAGGCCTGTGATGCGGGTGCGCACGCGAAAGTCGTCGTTGTCCCACATGCTCGCAATCACAGACAAGCAAGCACAAAAGGCGAAAAAGACAGCCATGAAAGTGTTAGAGAAAGGGCGCTTAGTAACCTCCACCTCGTCACCGGGCGCCTCAGGGTTATAAACTTGAGCGTCACCATGATCGAAGTCGCTAGCCCCGCCGACACCCAAATCCCCATCTAGGGGGGAGGCGGGGCGCGAGCCCACCTCCTCATCATCCTCATCAATGAAGTCCCAATTGTGCGTGGCATTAGCTGCGGCCATAAAGGCTGTCTGGCCAACCATGTGCTCAACGTAGGACTTCGAGAGCCACTTCATGAAGGCCCTGGTGTCCATAATGTCCAAATGCTCGGACTCGGTGACTATCTTGAACTTGCCATTATCGTTGTCATTCCTGATCTTGACAACCTCAACCACGAAGTTCCAAGCATTAGGGGCAACCCCGGGGTTCTTGGTATTCCAATCAATCACAGCCTTCTCATTCAGCGTGCCCCCCGGAGTAGAAAATTCCTTGCGAAGGGTGCAGGTGACGAAAATCTTGAACCTACGCTGCATAACCGCAGGGAAGACGAAGGTATTAGCCAGGCCTAAGCCCTGAACGTTGGACGTGGCCATTACCACATTCGGGGTGATAAAAATCTTGCCCTTGTCGGACAAGTCCGCCATCTTCGCAAGGCATGCGACATTGTTGATCATCTGAATGCCGCCCGCTATCTGCGGGTCGCCGCCATCGGGCTCATAAAGCTTTGGGTGCTTAGCAGCGACATCGTCAAGAACAATAATGAGCTTGCCATTGGTAAGGCCATCCATGTGCTCGGTCTGACCATTCCAAACAAAAACGGCTTCAGTATGCTTGGACTTCGGCACGTTCATGTGCTTGGTCAAAAGCATTTCCTGCACCAACTGCAGAATATACGTTTTGCCAACCGAAGACCCACTAAGAAACACGAACGAGAATGGGGCCTTCCGAGGACCACCGTTGCTTAGGGCCGTGAAGCCAATAGAAAGTTTCTCATACA